TTTGAAGGCGGCTTTAAATCAATTTGCCCAATATGAGTTGTGTTTTGGAAATCAATTTCATGTAAATCCAGAGGGACTTAACATCAAATCAACGCCATTTAAAATTTCTGGCGAATCCTCTTTCGTTTTTCTTGTAGACACCCCCAATGTTGCTATAGGGTCAAGAAACATTACATCTGCTAAGGCAACAACTGGCACAATTTCTGCAGTGAAACTTGATGAAAATGGAAATCTTGTTGTTGTTGCAAAAGAAATAGGAACGGTTGATTATGTGAGAGGAGAAATTAAAATAGGAACAATTAACATAACATCTACAGCAAGACCTAATGGAATTATAGAGATTCAGGCTTTCCCCGAATCAAATGATGTTGTTGGGCTTAAGGACTTGTATCTAAGTTTGAATATTTCAAAAAGCACAATAAATATGGTTAGGGATGTGATTGCTTCTGGTGATGAAATATCTGGAACAAAATTTATTAGCGATTACTACACATCAAGTTATTCTAACGGGAATCTAGCAAGACAGTAATATGATACAGACTGGATTTGAATCTAAAGTAAAAATTCAACAAATTGTTGAAAGTCAACTTCCAAGTTTTATTTTGGACGAGAGTCCAAACGCCGTAGAATTTTTAAAGCAATACTATGTTTCACAAGAATATCAAGGTGGACCTATTGATATTACTGATAACTTAGATCAGTATTTAAAATTAGATAATCTGTCTCCAGAGGCAATCGTTAGTTCAACAACATTGTCGGCTGACATTGCAGATTCTTCCACTACGATTCAAGTATCCAGCACCAAAGGATTTCCAAATCAGTATGGTTTATTTAAAATTGATGATGAAATTATTACCTATACTGGTATAACTACAAATAGTTTCACTGGTTGTATTCGTGGATTTAGCGGAATAACCGACTATCATCAAGAATTGAATCAAGAAAATCTTGTATTTTCTACATCAACTGCTGCAGCTCATACAGCAAACTCAACTGTTCAAAATCTTAGTTCCTTATTCTTAAAGGAATTTTATAAAAAGTTAAAGTATACCTTTACTCCTGGATTTGAAAATCTTACCTTTGTTGATGAAATTGATGCTGGCAATTTTATCAAACATGCGAAAGATTTTTATGAGTCAAAAGGCACTGATGACTCTATTAGAATCTTGTTCAATGTTCTTTTTGGTGAAACGCCAACAGTTGTTAACTTAGAAGAATATCTAATTAAACCCTCTGCTTCAAATTATGTAAGAAGAGAAATCGTAGTTGCAGAGGCAGTTTCTGGTGATCCGCTTAAACTGGTTGGACAAACAGTTGTAAAGAGTACAGATCCGAGCACTAGTGCCTCAATATCTTCTGTAGAAATATTTACAAGAAAAGGTAGAACATATTATCAACTTGAATTATTTGTTGGATATGATAATCAATCTGCTGTTCAAGGTAACTTTATAATTACCCCAAATACAAAAGCATTAGAATCAGTTTCTGTAGGTTCTTCAATTCTTAGCGTTGATTCTACGATTGGATTTAAAAATGCTGGAACTATCATATCTGGCACCAATAGTATTTCATACACTGGAAAGACTGTCAATCAATTTTTAGGTTGTACTGGAATTACTTCGGCAATATCTCCGACAGATAATGTTAGATCTGGAGATACCTATTTCGCTTTTGAAAATGGTGATACATCAAAGAAAGTTGAAATGATATTCTTTGGTATACTTAATGACCTTGTGCAAACTAGTGATAGTTTAAAGGTTGATGAAAATGATATTGTTTATGTTAAAAACTATGGAGATAAAATAGAAAATGGTTCTGAATCATATAAACAAATTTTTGCAAATTCATGGATATACAATACAAGCACCAGATATCAAATTTCTGATAATACTAATTTAACCCTTGGATCTATCATCGATAAATCCAGTTTAAAAATTGGCGATGAAGTAGAAATATTAGAACGAGGCACAGAAAATGTCGTTGCCGCAACAGGTGTTCCTTACATTGAATCAATTAACACTGCACAAAACAGTGTAACGATAGCAAACTTGCCAACATTAACATCTGGCAGTAAGTATGATGTAAGAAGAAAGATTAATAAATCTTCCTCTACTTCAACTGAATTTTACTACGGCAACAGTAAAATTTTATCGGACGTATTAAATTTTTACAGTGAAAGAGATGAATATGCATATATTGCATCCAACTCTCTTCCATCGGAAGTTAAAACGGGAATTAATACTACAGAATATAGATATGATATTAGTGAAAAAATAAAAACCGTAACCGTATCAAGTTCTTCGAATTTTGAAGATCTTTCTGAGGGACTTTATTCTACAATTGCACTAACATCCGATGCTCCCTTTGTTAATGGAGACAAAGTATACTATAAACCAGTTGGAGATACACTAGTTGGTTTGAATACTGGGTATTATTATGTACAAGTTCAATCAAATTCACAACGATTTAAATTGTATGCATCTCCATCTTTTATTGGTAGTGCAAATTATCTAAAATTCGATACTCCATCGGGAATAGGAACTCATTCATTTACTCTCCACTCTCAACAAAAAGAAAAGATTGGTGTACAGAAACTTTTAAGAAAATTCCCACTTCAAAAAAATATTAAAGGTGGAACGGGACAAAAAACTGCTCCAGGTTCTACTGGAATGTTAATTAATGGTGTTGAGATTAATAATTATAAATCGACGGATAAAATATACTACGGTCCACTTTCAGCAGTAACTGTTTTAAATGGCGGAAAAGATTTTGATGTAATTAATCCTCCAGTTATAAGTGTATCAAGTGGCACTGCAAAAGTTCAACCAGTAGTAAGTGGAAGTCTCAAAAATGTATATGTAGATTCTCAAAATTATGATGTTGATAGAATTGTATCCACCAATGTAACTGGTGGAAATGGAAATGGAGCCGTAATTAAACCAGTTCTTGCTAAAAGAGTAAGAACCGTTTCTTTTGATTCTAGGGCTTTAACTGATGGTGGTGGTGTAAGTACAGCAACTAATCAAATTGTGTTTTTGGAAGAACACAATTTTGTTAATGGAGAAGAAATTGTTTACAACTCTCAAGGAAACAATGAGGTTTCTATTGGAATAACAAACAAGTTAGTTAATAATGCATCTTATTTTGTACAAGTTGATAACAACTCAACCGTTACTTTATACAATACCTTAAGCGATCAAACTTCAAAAACAAATCCAGTAGGATTATTTTCTGGATCTAACGGAACTCATAAATTTTCCACTGCAAAATTTAAAAATGTAGTTTCTTATGTAAAGGTTGTAAATGAAGGATCTGGATATACAAATAGAAAATTAGTTGTAAAACCTGTCGGAATTTCAACCACTAGAGATACCATTAATTTTACGAATCATGGATTCAATACAGGTGAGATAGTAACTTATGATTTTGAAACAACTCAAATAACAGGAATATCCACATCAAACCAATATTACGTTTTAAAAGTAAATGATAATGCTTTTAGATTGTGTGATGCTGGTGTAGGTGGAACAATAACCTCAAACTTTGAGAGACAAGACTATCTGAAGTTTACAGATACTGGAGTTGGATATCAATATTTCAGTTATCCGGATATTTCAGTATCAATTACTTACGTTAATACTGGTATTGGTTCAACAACACAACAATATCAAGAGCTTGTTACGACACCAGTGGTTAAAGGAAGTTTGGTTGGAGCATATTTGTATGAGAGTGGGACAGGATATGGTTCTACATTCATCAACTTTGAAAAGAAACCAATAATTAGTATAAAAAATGGGAAACAGGGAGAAGTAACGCCGGTAATAATTAACGGTTCTGTCAGCTCTGCAAATGTTACATATGGTGGACTAGAGTATAATTCTGTTCCAGATTTAGTGGTTGAAGATTCTAGTGGATCTGGATCTGGTGCTGAACTTAGAGCTGTAATTAGTGGCGGCAAAATAACTGATGTTAAAGTCATAAGTGCTGGTATTGGTTACTCTGCAACCTCAACAAAAGTGAGGACAATTTCTGCAGGTAAAAATTCTGTCATTGATGTAAATGTAAGGGATTTAACTGTTAACGATAATTCTAGTAGATTCAGCACTGGAGAAGTTCTTTTAAACTCTGATGATAATTTAAGGTATGCTGTTTCCAAATATTTCTCTGATATTAGAACATCATTCAATGAAAATTTTGGAAATGTATCAGGAATTATTGGATGGGCATATGATGGAAATCCAATTTACGGACCTTTTGGATATACGAATCCAGAAGATATGACATCAACGGTAAAAACGTTAGAGTCTGGATACACACTTGACACCTCAAATGTCGTAGATAGACCTTCTGGATTTACTGATGGTTACTTTGTAGAAGATTACAAATTTGACAATAGTGGAGATTTGGATGAATATAATGGTAGATTTGAAAAGACTGCTGAGTTTCCAAAAGGGGTTTATGCGTACCACGCAACGTTAAATGCTTCCGATCAAACAACACCAACATTCCCATATTTTATAGGTAATGAATATTACTCCAAATCCATCAAAGATGTTGACTTAAATCAATCATTTGATTTTAATAACTCAACTTTACACAGAAATACTTTCCCATATAAAGTATCTGAAAATAATGCCGACTATGATTTCATCAATGAAATTGATGATGTAACCAAACAACAATACATAATAAACTCGGTAAGTAGTGGTTTTATTCAGTCAATAAAAATTGAAAACGCTGGAACTAACTTTAAAGTAAATGATAGTCTAATATTTGATGAAGAAGGAACATCTGGAACGGGATTGGATGTAAAAGTTTCTTCTATTAAGGGTAAAGATATTGTAGAAGTAGATACAACATTTACTGAAAATCTTAATGCCATATTTACTTGGAATAAAGATAATCAAGTAAAGGTATCGGTTCTTCCAAAGCATACATTCTCAAATTTAGATTATGTTTCAATTTCTGGATTTACCACTGCTCTCTCAAATTTAAATAAAAATTATAGAATTTCTGTTCCATCATATGCAAATGGTGCATGTTTATCAACAGTAACATCAGCACCGTCTGTCGGATTTACAACCGAAATTTATGTTTCTCCTGTTCCTGAACAAATTTCCGTTGGAAGTAGTATTGGAATTGGAACAGAAACATTAAAAGTATTGGGAATTTTTAGGAACGAGAATATTCTTAGAATTGAAAGGGGATTGTCTGGAGTAGCACACTCACAAGGAACTAGCGTAACATTTATCCCAGATTCATTCACTATTTCCGAAAATGTCAATTACTTTGAGTCTAAACTTAATGATAAAGTATTCTTTAATCCTAGAGAGTCTTTAGGAATTGGAACAGTAACAGGAGTATCAACGTCAGTTACATTTGATTTTGGCGATTCTACTACTACTAGAGATATCATTGCTAAGGGTGTATTCTTAGAAAATCATCCATTTACAACTAACCAACAACTCACATATACCAGTAACGGTACAAATATATCTATTTCTACAGATGGTTCGACAACATTTACACTACCGTCCACTGTATATGTCGTAAAGAAGAATAAAAACTTAATCGGCATCAAAACACAAATTAGCAGTGCTGAAGTATTTTTCCATACTAATGGTGATGATGATGACAGATATTCTTTCGAATCATCATATACACAAATATTAGGCGATATTGAGCAATCTAAAGCAACCGTTTCTGTGTCAACCTCTCATGGATTGACAAACGGTGACGTTATTAAATTAGAAGTTAATCCAAATCTTTCTGTTGGAATTGGAACATCAACAGGAGTTCGTGTTCTCTATAAATCAGAAATTGATAGTTTAGTTATTAATCCTATCGGATTTAATTCTACAGGAATTAATACAGCAACTAATGTAATTACCATAACAGATCATGGTTTAAAAACTGGCGACAAGATATATTTTGAAGATTCTAATAATGTCGCTTTAGATAAAAATTATTTCTACATTTACAAAATTAATTCAAATAAGTTTAATCTGTGTGAAACTTATAGGGATTCATTAGTAACACCTCCATTAGTCGTTAGTATTGCCAGTACTGGTGGATCTAATCAATCAATATCGCCCATTAATCCTCAAATACAGACAGTTAAAAATAATAACTTAGTATTTGATTTAACTGATACTTCTTTAAACGGATATAGGTTAAAACTGTTCTCTGATAGTGGGTTCAATAATGAATTTGTTTCTATTGGCAATACTACAAGTTTTGTTGTTTCTGAAGTCGGCACCGCAGGTGTTTCGACGAATGCTTCTCTGACTTTAGAGCATAATGCTAGTCTTCCAGAAGAACTATATTATGCTTTGGAGAGAGATGGCACATTAGTATCTTCCGACACTGATATTAA